TGGCAAGTACAAAATCTACCTTGGTGGATGGAACGAAAACCCCGTATATGTGGACTACGAGCGGATGCTATCCTGCAACGGCAAGAATGCGAACTACGGCAGAATACAAGCCGCTGACATCTACTCCTACGTTGGAGGGTACAACTTTATCAACGCTACGATAGCACCCCTGCGAGATACCAAATTTAACCGCCTCAAATCGGAGTTGAAGGTGGTCGAGGCAGGCTGGATGGGCAAGGCTATCATCGCATCCGAAACCATCCCCTACACGGACATACTGGTCCACGGCCACAACGGTCTGCTCATCCCTTACGGCAAGAAGGATGCGTGGTACAAGGCGGTCAGGAAGTTTATTAACGAACCAGACTACGCTCGTTCCTTGGCCGTGCAGTTATCCAAGGACGTTCGTGAGCGGTTTGACATCAGCAAGACCGCAGAGCGCAGAGCCGAACTGTACCGAACTATCGGGCGCAAATTGTGAAATTCGGGCGCAAAGTACATTTAGGGGTAGAGTGATTTACCTATCCCCCAACACCACCAACACCATCGTTGTGACTTGGACGCAGCGAGCGTCATCGGGCGACCGCTATATCTTGCGGCTCACGAACATCGCCAAGAACGTCAGCACCGACTACACCCTGCTGAAATCGGACAACCTTTCGAACTACACCGAACGCTATGACAAATTTTCGCTTGCCGTGGGGTCGATTGAAACAGGCTCGTATCGTTATGAAGTTTACGATACCAATAGCACGGTTGCAGCAGCCGTTGCTGTGGTTGAAACGGGCTTGGCGTATGTACAGGTAGTCAGCCTCACGTTTAACACCTACGCCAATACCATCACCTACCAACCCTATGCGGCGAGTGCCGTCAGGGTATTCGATTCCACCTTTGACCAATCCTTCGCATGAGCGTACAAACTCGCACCCAGTTGCAGGCAAGTGCCGCAACCATCACCACCGAAACTGCCGCAGGGGCAAACACCGCCGCCCGTGTGGGTGGTCTATTCGATGACCTTGCCGATACCGCAACCCTTGACCGAGAGCGGGGCGTTGCGAACCTTTACCTTGACACACCAACGAACTGGACACCAACGCTGAACCAAGCCGTCAAGTTGACGACTGCGATGAAGTTGGGTGTTTTGTCAACCTACAATTTTTCACGCACCACCACGGCCATCACCTACACAGGTACAACGCAGGCGATGCTTCGGGTTGCGGTGAATATGGTCATCGCTCAAAACAATAACACGCAGATAAAAATCTACATCGCTAAGAACGGTACAATCATTGCCCAATCGATGGCTGACCTGACCACAACGCACACTAACGGCCATGCGGTCTTTACCGAAACGGTACTCCAAGGCACGGACAATGCAGAGTTCTCCGTGTACATCAACGCCGTGGATTCGGCTTCTGCTATCACGATTTCGGCCCTATCCTTCACAGTCCACACGCTATGAGCAGTATAAAGCAATCGTTCACCCAATGGCTGGGTATTGAACACAAAGTCCCTGTAATGCTCGAAAACAAGGCGGGCAAGTACATTACTTATGGGGCGTTCAACGAGTACCCATACTACCTGCTGGACAACTACCGCAGGAGTTCAAAGCACAACGCTATCGTCAACGGCAAAGTGAACTACATCGTTGGCGGTGGATGGAAGCCGAACGATAAGATGACCGTGGAGCAGCAGGCAAGGTATGCCAAGTTTTTTGACGGCTTATCCGAACACGATGACCTCAACGACATCACCGAGAAACTGGTTTTGGACTTGGAGATTTTCAACGGCTTTGCAGTTTGCGTGCATTGGAATAAGATGGGAACGATTGCGAAGATGGAGCATATCCCCTTTGAGAAAATCAGGGTTGACAAGGAAGAGCGGATGTTCCAAGTTGCAGAGTGGTACAACGACGACATGGTGCAGTTGTATCCAAAGATTGGCGATGTTGAGAAGATTCCCGCCTTTGACCCTGACAACCGAATTGGTAAGCAATTATTCTATTACAGGGTCTATGCAGCAGGCGTGAAGTCCTATCCGCTGCCCGAATACATGGGTGGCTTGGCTTGGATTGAGGCTGACGTGCAAGTAGCCAACTTTCACAACAACAACCTCCGCAACAACTTTTGGGGCGGGTATCTCATAAACTTCAACAACGGCATTCCTACGCCCGAAGAACAGGGCGACATTGAAAGGCAGATTAAGCGCAAATTCAGCGGCACGGACAACGCTGGCCGCTTTGTGGTGACGTTTAACGATGACGTCAGCAAAGCCCCGACCCTTGAACCGCTCACACCATCGGATATGGACAAGCAGTTCGAAATCTTGAACAAAGCAATCCAACAGGAAATCTTTATTTCGCACCGTGTCGTGAATCCGATGCTATTCGGCGTGAAGACCGAAGGCCAACTGGGAGGCAGGCAGGAACTGGTGGAGGCTTACGAATTGTTCAAAGCCACATACGTCAACGACAGGGTTCGCAAGGTCGAGCGGATGATAAACTACTTAGGTTCTTTCAACGGTGTTGAGGGAATTGAATTGATACCCGTTGAGCCAATAACGGAACGATTAAGTGAGCAAGCCCTGCTGACCATCATGACCCCCGAAGAACTGCGTGAGAAAGCGGGCCTTCCTCCTTTGGAAAAGCAACCTGCTGACGTGGTTGGACCGAATCCTCAACCTGACGAGCAACCGCAAGCACCTGCACAGTTGAGCAACGACAACATCAAAAAACTATCGGGCAGGGAATACCAGAACCTCATGCGAATCGTGCGGCACTATGCACAGGAAAAGATTACGCTTGAAATGGCTCGCACCATGCTATCTGCTGGATTCGGATTAAGCGCAGAGGAGGTGAATACTTTGCTCGGCGTGCAGGAGCAAAAGTTCAGCAACCCTACCGAACCGTGGTGGGGCGAAGAGGATGACGAGAGCGACCTTGGATGGGGCGATGAGGAGTACAAGGTGCTGGAGGTCGTTGCAAGCAAATTCGGCAGCAATGCGGATGAGTACGTTGTCATGCACTCCAAGCCAATGCGCTTCGATTCCGACTTGGACACCCAAGTGCGTCAAGCCTTCGCAGAACTGGGCGAGGAAGAGAAAGAGTTGGACTTGAAGATTGAAGCGTACAGGAAGAAGAACCGTGACGCTTCGGTGGAAGAAATGGCCAAGGAGTTCGGAGTGAGCAAGGCCAAGGTCGCCAAGCGTGTGGCCTACCTGATAAACAAAGACCGCTACCCCATCGCAAGGGCGGCCGACCAAATCGTTGAGAAGAACCTGCCCAAAGGCGTGAAGGAAGTGGCCGAACCTGTACTGGAAGTGCGTTACAAGTACGCATGGGCGGCAGGATTCAGCGATAAGGACAAGAAAACCAGCCGTGAGTTCTGCAAGGTCATGATGGACTTGGCTGACCAAGGCAAGGTGTACACCCGTGACGACATCAACGGCATTTCTTCCATCATGGGCTATTCCGTTTGGAATCGCCGTGGTGGTTGGTATCACACGGCAAGCGGAGTGAATCGCCCACAATGCAGGCACGTATGGGAGCAGCAGATAGTAATCCGCAAAGGCAATAAAATAAGCAAAGCATGAAGGCACTCTTTATCAGCGAACAAACCCTGCTCGACAATTCGGTCATAAACGAGAACGTATCCTTCACGCAGATACGGCCTACTATCGTCAAGGTGCAGGAGATGCGGATTCAGCCAATAGTCGGGTCGGCCCTGTACAACGAAATGGTGGGGCAAGTGGTGAGCGGAACAACCACGGCACTCAACAACACCCTGCTGGAGGACTACATCCAGCCTACGATGGTGCAATGGTTGTATTACGAACTCCCGATGGTTCTTGCCTTTAAGTACATGAACAAAGGCATGGTTCGCCGTACCAGCGAGGAATCCAACCAAATGAGCATGGACGAAATCACAAGGCTCACCGACAAAGTCAAGAACGATGCGGAGTGGTACTCGGAAAGGATTACCCGCTACCTCATGGAGAACCGCACCGATTATCCCCTGTTCAACTCCCCTCCTTCGGCCTTGGATACTATTTACCCAAACGGCACAAACTACAACACAGGCATGGCTTTGGATGCTCGAACCCTGCGCCGTGGTGCTGGCTTGGATAGACCTTGGCCTTACGGCTACGACCCATATTGCTCTAACTGTTAAACCCTATGGGCGCACACGCAAAAAACATCTTGAAATTACAGGCTTATGTCATGGATAAAAATCAAGCAAGCACTCCTGAACCTTGCAAACAGTCACCCGCAGGTGAACTCGTTCGGAACGGGCGACCCGCTTGCAATCGGAACGGACAACACGATAAACCTTCGCACACCAAGCCGTGAGCGAATCGTCTATCCTCTCGTCTTTGCAGACGTGCAATCAGCGACTACGGACTTGGGTAGTTTGGCTCTTGTGGTCGGTGTCTATTTCAGCGACAGGGTGGAATCCATTGCCCCGATTGGTGGCGTGGTTTCGGGCAGTCCGACACTGGGCTGGCAGGATAATGAAGATGAGGTTTTGAGCGACCAACTGCAAATCGCACAGGACTTCATTTCAAGCCTTACAAACGACCCGACGCAAGAATGGACGCTAAGTACCTCCGTGTCGCTTACGAGGTTTGTGGAGAGCCGAGATGACCGTACGGCAGGGTGGCAGGCAACCATGACCTTTGAAATACCATACGGCCACTCCGTTTGTGAAATTCCTTCTTAAAATACATTTACCCTAAATACCCCCAAGCAATGCCTACTCCAATCTTACAACAAATGCTCGGCCAAGGCGGCACGATGCAGTTCATTGACGCTGCCGTATCGGGCGCAAACTTTGACTTCATCGTGGTCAATACGGCCGCAACCTTCACGACCTTGACAGGTACAGGAGGCGAGAACCTGCTGACTGCGTACTCAATGAGCGGCAAGTCCGTGTCTGCTGGCATCGTCATCAGCGGTCGCAACGGCGGCAAGATTACTGCGGTCACTCCTTCGGTGGGAAGCGTCATCGGTTACACCTTCCTCTAATGCTGATAGGCTACGGTTACGGCTATCCATTAAGCACCCTGCAAGGCGGTGGCTTATCGGCATCGGCTTGGGCGGCGTTCAACACCCGTGCTGATGCTGACGGCGCAACCACGGCAGAGGCCGCCGTCAGCGGTTGCCTCTATGGTCGCTTTGCTACGATTTACAACTTCTAAGAATGCCGACACCTTCCCTCCTGATAGTACCCGCACGCTTCAAGTCGGGCAAGTTATATTCCCAACTACCAACCAGCGGAGCAGGTGACTTTACTGTAACCCGTGCGACTGCGGCAACCCGTGTGAATGCGAGCGGCTTCATTGAATCGGTTGCGAGCGGAATACCTCGCTTGGATTACTTCGCAAGCGGTGGAACGGTTGGTTGTCCTGCGTTATTGGTTGAGCCGAGTGGGAGTAACTTGGCGTTGCAGAGTTCGGATTATTCGCTGACATGGTTATCGGCTTTCTTAAATTCTACTTCAGGTGTTACATCGCCAAGCGGAACTAATGACGCAACTTTATTGGAATCAACATCAACTGGGGGAAGGATTCGCCAAGCAGTAACGCTAACAAGCGGAACGACTTACACATTTTCTTGGTTCGGCAAATTCGGCTCACTTTCAAGCGGATTTACGATGAATGTTTTTGATGAGAATGCCACAACCTACGGAAGTGGTGTATGTCAAGCATTTAATCTTAATGAAGGCACTTTAGGTGCAAGTGGAACTGTTGGTACTGGATTCACGCTTCAAAGCGTGGGAATGGAAAACTATGGTAGTGGTTGGTATCGTTGCAGAATGACTGTGCTTATGGGCTACACGCCTCAAACAGCACGAGTTGGGATGAGGCTCGGCACTCAATTAAGTGGAGGAAGACCTATAGCAGTTGTCAGCGGCACGGTAAATTTATGGGGCGCACAACTCGAAACAGGCTCAATCGCAACCTCCTACATCCCCACCACAACGGCAGCAGTCACCCGCAACGCAGATGTGGTTGCGGTCAGCGGAGCGGTCAGCGGGTCTATCGGGCAGACGCAGGGGACGATTTATGCGGAGGTGGACTTAAGGAATTTCCCATCTCCTGCAAGAATAATTGGAATCAGCGATGGAACATCCAATAATAGAATTATAGTTATATTTAACACATCTAACAGGATAAGGCTATTGGCAACTGTCACGACTTCACAAGTTGATATTTCTTCATCATCGCAAGTTGCAGGCATTTTCAAAATAGCCGTGGCTTATGCTTTGAATGATTATGCTTTTTATATTAATGGTGTGCAAGTTGGAACGGATACAGCCGCTTTAGTTCCTGCTTGTTCGTTAATTGCGCTTGGGAATGCAGAAACAGGTGCTGGCAGTAATATCAACGACCGCATCCGTGCTGCCGCTCTCTACACCACCCGCCTGACCAACGCAGAACTCGCAGCCCTAACAAACCCGTAATGCCTACCTTCCGCAAATACGAGTTCGCCGTTTACGCTGACTTCCGCACCATCTACGATGCAGAAGCCTCGCCAAATACCTGCGTAGAATTGGGTCGCATCAACCCTGACAACCCGAAGGCGTACTGCGTGGACATCCTTTGGGAAGGCGAAGAACCGAGTTATTGGGTGCGCCATCAAGTGTGGCCCAAGCCTTGCGGAGTGCATTCTTTCCTCGGATGGGACGCTCAATACGAGGCAGATTACCAAGAATTTGCAACACCGAATACGAAATAACATTTCCAACTATGCGACTATTTCGCCGCCGTAACCCCGACAAACCCAACATCATGCAATCAGCAATCATCGCTCTTCTTCGCCATCTATTAACATTCATCGGTGGCACACTCGTAGCCAAAGGGTTACTTGACGCAACCGCCCTCACCGAACTGATTGGCGCAATCATTACGCTGGTATCAACAGGATGGATGCTTGTCAGCAAGTACAACAAGCCTACCGAAGTTCCCAAGGCGTGAACTTAATCGAAACGACCATCATCGGCACAGTCAGCGCAATCGTTGGCGGTGCAGTCGCTTGGCTAACCAAGGGCAAGTTCACGGCAGATTCATTGCAGGTGAAGCAAGCCCAAGCGGTGCTGGCGATGTGGCAGCAGACCGCCGAGGCCCAGCAGAAAGAATTGGCGCAACTAAGGAATGAAATCGTAGCTTTGCGGGAGCGGATAGAGTGTTTGGAGAACACAATCCAAGTGCTTGAGGCCGAAAACGCAACCCTACGACAAGCCTGATGCTGCTACCACTAACCAAGCATTCCCGTAACATCCACGAAGTATCCTGCCAATCGGGGCAGGAATTTCTCCTTATCAGTGACCTGCACTGGGATAATCCCCACTGCGACAGGGGTCTGCTCAAAAATCACTTGGACGAAGCCGTGCGCAGAAATGCGGGCATCATCATGAATGGGGATACCCTATGCCTCATGGGAGGGCGTTATGATAAGCGTGCTGATAAGTCAGGAGTGCGCCCCGAACACCAAGTTAATAACTACCTACAAGCAGTCACCGAAGACGCGGCCAACTGGTTTAAGCCATACGCCAAAAACATCCTTCTAATAGGATACGGAAACCACGAAACCAGCATCGTCAAGCATACCGAATTTGACCCGCTCTTGGCCGTTACCAGCGTTCTAAACTACGAGGCAGGTACAACGG